CTTTAACTGCTATCTTTGGAAATGCTTTCATCAACGCCTCAATAACAAATTTATGGGTGGCAAAGACAACCAGCTTTTCATCTGATTCCAAGAAGTCCCGGATCCAATTAATACATTGTTTTAGTTTACCTTTAACGGCTAACTGTTTCAGACCTTCAATTTCTGCCAGTGCCTGAGCGTTGCTAGCTCTTATGGCAGCCTCTTTACCTTTATATTGTTTAACAAATGAAATGAAGTTATTCTCAGCAAAGTTATATTCCTCCACGTTATCCAATTCAATAGGAATATAGCTATGGACTTTATCAGGTAAATCAGGTAGGACATCTTTCTTTAAACGACGGAGCATAATGGTATTGGTAAGTTTGTAATTCAATTCTTCTGTATTACTAGCTCCACTAACATCCCAACCAAATCCATTATATTTACGAGCACAATACTTCTCGGTATAATCCCATTGTGAAGGGAATATAGTACGGTCAATTATATTAACAGCGTTGTATATCTCAATAGGACGGTTTACAATAGGAGTACCAGATAAGCCAATAACATGAGGAATAAATTTACCTAATCGTTTAACAGCTTTGGTTCGTTTAGCTTGGTTATTTTTAGTGTAATGAACTTCATCCAGGATTAATACTTGTGGGCGTAAGCGTTTTATTTCATTTACCCAGGCAAAAATAATATCATAATTGATTATAATAATATCTTTAGTAAGTCTAGTAGGAGTAGTACCGGATAGTATTTTAATTGTTCCGGCTTTGGTCATCCAATCCATAATTTCCTTTTCCCAATTAAGTTTTAAAGAGGCAGGAACAACAATTACAACAGGTCTTAACTCAGGATGTAATTGTAACCAAGCCAATGCCTGAATGGTTTTACCCAAACCCATCTCATCAGCAATCAAAGCTCTACCACGTTTAGCTTCTATGTAACCAACACCAAACTCTTGGAATGGGTATAACTTACCTTTCAATCCAGGTACAGCAATACTTTCTATATCGTCAACATGAACCTTGCTTTTATGTAGGAAGGATAACAGTTGAGGATCAACCGTGAATTTCCATTCCATTAACATTTCTACAGCATCAATGGATAAAGGACATGACCAAAACTTACCTTCCTGGTGATATTGACGGCTGGGTAGAGTTCTAACCTTTTCTAAAGTATCGTATGAAAAAGGAAACGAGACCTTAATTTTAGGCTGTTGAGATTGCCCGATTGCGGTTAGTGTGGCTAAGAGGGGTTTCATTTTGAGGCTTTTAGTATGAATCTTCTAAATGTTCTACATATCTGTAAATTACATCAATAAATTGTTTTTTCTGTTTGTTGGGAAGACAGGAAGCATTTGTTATTACTGTACGTAAATCGTTTTCTAAGTCTTCCCAACTTTCTTCTTCTCCATTTGCCATACCTAATGTTTTAATCCAATCAATACGTTGTTTAAATGCTAATTCAATATCGCGTCTAGTGTTTGCATGAGGAGACGCTGATCTTTGGGTTTCTAATGTAGAAATATTTACAAAGGATACCTTTGCTTTTTCTGCTAAAATTGTTTGACTCCACTTGAATCTTCTTCTTATCATTTTTAAATGAGGAAGTCTTTTTATTTCTATTATATTATCATAATATAGTGCTTGTTGTTTTTTTCTTATTCGAGTAACTCCTCGTAATGATCCGGCATTTATACATAGATTAAATGTAGGTTTTAATTTATCAATATAATATTGTTCTCTTGCAAACAATTTTTTTTGATTAATTCCTATTGAAGTTATTTCTAATATAGAGAACACCAAATCTTCTTTTCCATATCTATTATAATATCTTTGTAAACGAGAGTTTATATGTCTTCCTTTTTCTAAATTTTGATAATGAGCATATTCCCTTTTTTTAAAATTAATAGTACTCCCAATATAAATCCTATTAGTTTTTTCAGATTTTATTTGATATACCCCTTGATTATTTTTATACTTTCTCATTATTTAAAAAACCAGCACCAAAGCTGTCAACGATAAATATGAAAAACCGCTTCCATAAATGGAACTCTGATGCTGGATTTGTTTTTTTGAAGTAAACCATATTTAGAACTTTTTGACTCAGTAAAGATAAAAAGAATAATTTTAATAACCTAATGCTTTTAAAGCTATTTTTTAAACTAAATTTTAAATGCCTTTAATATATTAACAATCAAAGAGTTAAAAAATAAATAAAATTAAATTTTTTTATTAGAAATCCTTTTATTATTATTATATCAGTAATAAAACCTCGATTTTATGACTCACACCCGATTTTCCAATGTCAAAAAAGTAGTAAAGCGGACCAAGAAGCCTGTAAAGTGGAATGGAGATCGTATTAGGCAGGCATTTTTACTAGCATCATTGTTTGGAGCCACCGATACTCAGATAGCTCAGGTAATGGATGTGAGTGAGCATACTATTACATATTGGAAACGTACAAAACCAGAATTCCTGGAAGCATTAAACAAAGGGAAACTAACAAAGGATGAACAAGTAGAGCGATCATTATTTGAAAGAGCAACAGGGTATAGTCATCCAGACGTACATATTTCAAACTTTCAGGGAGAAATAACAACTACCAATATAACAAAACATTATCCACCAAGTGAGGTAGCCTGTATATTCTGGTTAAAGAATCGTCAGAGACAAAGATGGGCAGATGTACAAAAATCACAAATAGATATTAATCATCAACATATAGACCTGACTGAATTTACAAGAGAACAAGTAGAGTTAATGACATCTGTGGGATTAAAACTATTACCAGAACATCAGGAGTAAATGGAAACAGATACAAAGCAAATAAAACGTACTTTATTATCTTCCAATCAAAAAGCCAAATGGATAATAGAGAATCCCTACATTGGACAAAGATATTTGATAGACACTCCAGACCTAAAAGAAAAAGACAACAGTTCCTTATTTCAATTTATTAAATACTTTTGGGATGAAGTAAGTACAGATGCGTTTAAGGAAAACTGGCATATAAAGTATTTGTGTAAAGAATTGGAAAAGGTAGCAAATAGAGTAGCAGAAAATAAACCAAAGATACATGATCTGATAATAAACATTCCACCAGGTACAACCAAAACAATAACAGTTAGTATAATGTTCCCAGCATGGTGTTGGACTAGATGGTATAAGCTAAGGTTTATTACATCTTCGTATAGTAAGGATCTTTCATTAGAGTCGGCAGAGTATAGTAGGGACTTAATAAGGAGTGAGAAGTTTAAGCAATTATACCCTGAAATAGCCATTAAAGATGACAAAGATACCAAGTCAAACTTTAAGGTTGTTAAAAAATCTAATGCCTTATCTCCAGGATATACAGAGCGCATTCAACTTGGTGGTAACAGGTATTCAACTTCAGTAGGTGGAACATTAACAGGCTACCATGGACATATATTAATTGTTGATGATCCGTTGAACCCAAAACAAGCCGTATCAGAAAAAGAATTAGAGAACGCCTTGCATTGGATGGACCATACATTACCTACCCGGAAAACAGATAAAGCCAATTCCGTTACAATACTTGTAATGCAGCGTTTGCACCAAAACGATCCAACCGGACATATACTCAGTAAAAAGAAAAAGAATGTATATCATATATCTTTACCTGGTGAAATACAGAACTACAGGGATGAGGTAAAACCAGATACACTTATTAAATATTATAGTAAAGACGGATTACTGGATACTAAGCGTATGTCATGGGATGTATTAAAGGATTTGGAGGCGGATATGGGACAATACGGATATGCTGGTCAAATAGGACAGAAACCAACTCCACCAGGAGGAGGGATGTTCAAGATAGATCATTTCACTAAGGTACAGCGTTTACCTTATCCGGTAGACTACATACATACAGTTAGGTATTGGGATAAGGCAGGATCAGATGGTAAAGGAGCATTTACAGTAGGAGTAAAGATGTCAAAGTTAGCTCATGGTATATATATAGTAGAGGATGTAAAGCGTGGGCAATGGGCTTCAGAGAAAAGGGAAGCTATTATAAAACAAACAGCCGTAGCCGATGGTAGAGGTGTAGAAATCGGCATAGAACAAGAACCCGGATCAGGCGGTAAGGAAAGTGCAGAATCAACTATCCGAAACCTGGCCGGGTTTAGCTGTTTCCTGGAACGTCCTACAGGAGATAAAGTATTTAGAGCAGATCCATATTCGGTACAGGTTAATAATGGGAATGTACAGTTGTTGACAGCAGACTGGAATCATATATATACTGATGAGTTACAAAACTTTCCATTTAGTACTTTTAAGGATCAGGTGGATGCATCGAGTGGGGCATTTCATAAACTAACAGGAAAAAGAATAGCAAGGAGGGTAATATGAGTATTTATTGGATACCGATAATTATATTTATTATAACGGCTATAATATTTATATTTATACCAGCAGATAAGAAGTAATATAAGATGTTAATCACACATCGTTTTTATATAAAGTTAGAAATGAATTATTAATTAATTAAAGAAAGGAAGAAAACGATGAAACGTTTAGTACCAAGAAGGCTTTACGGGATTAAAGGAAATTCCATTGAAGCCCAATTTACAATTTTTAAATCCGATCTGTTCTCTAATGGAGTAGCAGTAGCCGTTGACCATGATGGAGACGTAACTACAGCTATTACCGTATCAGGAGCAACTACGACCGGTTTATTGGTTTCCGGTGCGGCCACAGATGGAATAAGTATAACATCAGTTTGTGGTGATGCAATTCACATTAGCGGATCCAATACGACAAGTGCCCTTCATATCAGTGGCGATCAAGCTACGGCAGTATTGGTTGATGTAGATGCAGCCCTGGCAGCAGGATTATCATTTGCAGTGGATGCTGGTATTACAATGACTGCTGGAATATTAATGGCATGTACTACGACTGGAACAATTACTACTGCTATTTCAATTTCTTATTCTAATTCAGCAACAGAAGTATTTGCAGTAACAGTGGCAACAGCCAAAACAGTAACCACAGGAATGTCATTTAGTGGAGCTGGGACTTATACAACTGGAATATTATTTGATGCAACTGCAATAGGAACAGCGATTAGTATTACTGGAGTTTGTAGTGCGGCTTGTATAGACTTTGGACCAGCAAGTGTAACTACAGGATCGTTAATAGATTATGTAGCTATTGTAGGAAAAGTAAGTGGATATCTATTTAATGGATCATTAACAACTTCTACTTTAACCGGGGATACTTTGGTTGATGATTTTAGTTGTTCATGTGCTCATGATGGAGCAACTGCTGATACATTGAGAATGATTCGTAGGATCTGGACAGGAACAATGACTAACGGAACAGCAGCAGCAGGATTTAAGTTAGCAGAGTTTTGTTGGAACGGTACTTATGGTAATGGAGGTTCTTTAGGAGGTGATCCAACACTATTAACATTATCATCTACTACCGTACTTAATGACAGTGGAGCAGATTTCAGAGCATTACATATTGATATATCTGGAATGACTCTTTCATCGGCAGCTGAGGTTTATGGAATAGATGTAGTAGGTATGACAGGAGTAGATGCAGGAGTAAATGTATCGGGAAATGTAACAAGTGGATTTAAACTCTTATCTGGTACGGTAACTAACTTCCTGGAAATTGCAGCAGCAGTAAGTGTAACTAATTTTGTTAAGTTCGATGCTTTGTCAGGATGTTTAACAACAGCCGATGCGGATCCAGAGGAAGTTCCAAGTGGAGGTGGATTAGGAGCAACAGGAACTCTTCAGATTGATATAGGTGGAACACCTTATTATATTCCATTTTTTGATTCGATAGTATCTTAAAGAATAAATAGTTTTTAGTTAATCAAACTTAAAAATTTATAATTATGAAATTAAATGTATTAGAACGTGTAATGTTAGGTAGTATCTTACCACCGGAAACCAATTTCTCACAGTATAAGATTATTACTGGGTTGAAACAACAACTTTCGTTCAGTGAGGATGAAAGGAAGGATTATGGAATAGCAGAAACAGTAAATGACAAAGGTGATGGGCAAGTAAACTGGAAAGAGAATGGTGAAACAGATATTACTTTTGGAGTGTCCGCCCTGGAAATAATCCGTGAGGTATTAAAGAAGTTGGATGAGGAGAAAAAGATTACTGCTAACATTGGTACGTTGTATGAAAAATTTATGACTTAAAACAATAAGCAAATGGCAAATAGTAGAGATAGTGCACCGTATCGGGAATATGTTACGGTGAATGCAGAACCAGCCGGAACAGGGTATTATACTAATACCGTATTCATTCGGGATAAGGATTTGGAACATATATTCTTTTCAGTACGGGAAACAGGCTCGGCGGCAGGAGTAATGACAATAACCTTACAATTTAGATGTACAGGGGATGATGCCTGGACTGATTATGATACATATGATGAAGAGTGTCGTAAGGTGATTGAAGGAGGAGCAGCAGGCGTACAATGGAGAGCTGGAGTAAAGTCAGATGATTCAAGTGGGGTAGCAACTCAGAATTATACTTCAGGAGAATTCACTTTTGGATTTGATTGGTAATGAAACGTAAACCATTAATACGAAATGTAACCAGGAATGTGGTGACTGATGTTGTAACTACGGTATTGAATCCACATGGAGTTCCTGGAGATGCAATATTAGCCAAGGACGGAAAGGCTATATTAACTAAAGATGGGAAATTTATTTTAACGAAATAATAAAGATATGAAAAAATTAATTTTAATATTAATGTTGCTTGTAGGAGGGTTGGCATTGTGGGGTCAGAAGATCGCCGACTTACCTACTGCAACAAGTTTAGCAGCTACTGATTTATTGATTATTGATAAGACGGCAGCTACGAGTGGAATAAGTATAACAAACTTTTTTAAGACGGTTCCGGTTACATTAAATATGCTCGATCAAAATATAACTTGGACAAATTCAGCAACGATTGCCAACTCCGAAACTGATACTTTAGACTTAGAGGAGAAGGTTATAAAAGCGGATGGTATTTTTCATGCTTTTGGAAGTATTAAGGCTAGGGCGGGTTTGAATATGTTAGATCAGAATATAACTTGGACAGCTGGAGGAGATATACAAAACGATGATACCGATACATTAACTTTAGCGGAAACAGTTGTACAGGTAGATGGGATATTAAATGTTATTGATCTAAAAACATCTACAACAACGGTATTAACTCCAACAAGCGCAGGCAATGTTGACACTTTGGAAACAGATGACATCGGAGACATAGCATTTACACTATCAGGAGCGATGACTTATGTATCAACAGAGGGACTTATGACAATCGGAACAGGTGGGACATTTGAGAGATTAAACGAGGGTGCAATAGCTTATACAGGCTTACACTTGCATGATTTCACACATAGTGACGGGCGGTTGACATATACCGGAACAAACACAAAGCATTTTACAATAAACGTTCGTATCAATATTGAGGGCGAAGAGGATAATCAAAGAGTTGCCATTCAGCTTTATCAAGACGGGGCGTTAATTGCAGCCACAAATGATCAACATGATTTTACAGCGGTGGATACAGATGACAGTATAGGATTCACGTGGCTTGTCGAAATGGCAACAAACGAATATGTAGAGCTACATGGAACGAGTGATGTAAATGCAGATGAATTCACGGTACTCGGCGGATCAATGGTAATCTCACAACATTAGATATGAAAAAGTTACTTATATTTTTAGCGTTATTAATCTCATTACAGGGATTTGGGCAGACTGTATTAACAAGTGGTTCGACTGTTTTAAAGGTTTACGATAATCAACAACCATTAAATATTGAAACAACCTGCGAAGTCTGGTTAGACGGTAAGGATGCCGGTCAGTTCACTTTAGACGGTACCTATGTCGATGACTGGATAGGGAAGGGTAGTTTAGGAGTTCATGTAGTCAATACAAACGATAACACTACCAGACCGACATATGATAGTAACACAGGGAGGGTTACTTTTATAGATGGTAATAGCACGTTCTTGCAGAGTGCTGCTTTTGCAAGTGCTTTGACACAACCGAATACTATTTTTATAGTTTATAAGATTACAGGTACATTAGGTACTCTTGAATTTGTATTTGAGGGTCTTAATGCAGCAAATAGAAATACTTTTTATTATCAAAATACTTTTAGAATTAGATCGGACGCTGAATTAAGAGATGGAGCTAATGATAATAATGATAATATTCATACTGCATTATTCAATGGAGCCACTTCAGAATATTGGATTAATGGCATTTCGGTTGTAAGTGGAAACGCTGGAGCTGATCAACTTAGTGGAATAACCTTAGGTAGTTATTATGGTATTGATAATTATTTTTCAGATGTCGAAATCTGCGAAGTCATAGTCTATAATGCAGATATTTCAGATGTTGACAGGGATAAGATTACAGGGTACTTAGCAGATAAGTGGTCAATAACAGCAACAACGGATTTTAAAGGGTATGTATTAAGACAGGATTAAAAAAACAATATAATGAAAGACATCGAGATCAAAGAATACATGGACGCAAAATTCGACAAGCTCGAAGCTAAACACCGTAACCGACAACAGTGGACAGCTACATTAATTGTATTTATTATCCTCGCATTAATAACATCTGGATTTGTTAATGCAAAAATCATGGGAGGGTTACAAGTTAAAACAGAACTGATCTCTAAAGGGTATGTCCCCGGACCATTATTTCTTTCAGTTATTCATTCGTTTGATTTACAAAATCGTTACACTTTAAGTTTATTAAATGGACAAAGAGAAGAAGCTGAAAAAGCATATAATGAGTTTATTAAGTTTAGGGATCAGATATATGAAACATATTTCAAAACAAGGTCGAGTATATCCCCAACAGAGGGGCGGGATGTTAAAAAATCATTAGCACCTAAATTAACAAGTATTAACTAACAATATTTTATTATGAAATTTTCACACAGATCGTACATGCAACCAACACCTAAGAATTTAAGGAAATTAGGTGATGGGTTTTTAGGAATTATGGCTACAATAGTAGCAGCTTCAATAGCTAAAGACGCCGAAGTTATAAGTTATATTGCACTTGGTTTTGGAGTTATTGGTAAATTTTTAACTGACTTTTTTGCAGAGTAATGCCAGCTTTTAGTAAATCATCGAACAATAAATTAGAAACATGTCATCCAGACATTCAAACATTGTTTCATTATGTGATTAAGTATTTTGATTGCAAAGTGATTTATGGACATCGTGGAACTAATTTACAATTTGAGCTTTTTCAGAAAGGTAGAAAAAAGATTAGGGGTGTTTGGATGATTGAAAATAAAAAGGAGATTATTACTTATTGTGATGGGTATAAGAAAAAGAGTGAGCATAGATTTAACCCTTCCAGGGCAATAGATGTAATACCTTATCCTATACAATGGGAGAATACAAGGAGGATGTTGTTTTTTATTGGTTATGTAAAAGGAGTAGCTCAAATGCTTTATGATTACGGTGCAATAGACAGTAAGATAGTTTCTGGAAGGGATTGGGATGATGATACTATTTTGACTGATCAAACATTTAATGATTTTGCTCATTATCAGATAAAAAGATAATTATGAATAGAACTAAACTATCTACAGGACAAATACAAGCACTGACAAGCCAGTTAGTTGGTAGGGCAGAGTTAGCAGCTAAGCTAGGACAGCAATACGGGACTGATAGGAATATATATGAGGCGTTAGGATACCCGTTGGATATAAAGTATGCTGATTATGCTAGTAGATACTTACGGCAGGACATAGCAAAGGCGATCATTGACCGACCGATTAAAGTTACATGGCAAGGAGATTTGGAAATAATTGAAGCGGATGATGATAATGAAACAGCCTTGGAAAAAGATTGGGTTGAGTTAAGGGATAGATTACATTTAAAATCTCAGTTTACAAGATTAGATAAACTTACTGGTATTGGAGAATATGGTATATTGTTACTTGGGTTGGATGATGTAAAGAAGCAGGAGGATTTTGCTATGCCAGTAGCTCCGGGAAAAAGGAAATTAATGTACACCAAACCATATTCACAAGGGAATACGACTATTTCTAAATGGGAAACGTATGCTAGAAATTCTAGATACGGTTTGCCTTTGGAATATACTATTGAAATCAGTAATCCAGGTGGAGAAAGCAAGCCGGTAATAGTACATCATAGTAGGATTTTGCATATTACAGATGAAAAGTTAGAATCTGATGTTAAAGGTACTCCACGTCTGGAAGTAGTATATAACAGACTAATGGATTTGGAAAAGTTAGTTGGTGGAAGCGCTGAAATGTTTTGGCGTGGGGCTCGTCCTGGTTTTCAAGGTAAATTGGATAAGGATTATACAATGACTCCGGATACAAAGACTGATTTACAGGATCAAGTAGATGAATATGAACACAACCTACGGAGAATATTTGTAAGTGAGGGAATTAATTTAGAGGCTTTGGCTTCACAGGTTTCTGATCCAGGTGATCACGTAGATGTTCAATTTCAAATGATATCAGCAGTAACAGGAATACCAAAACGAATATTAACAGGGTCGGAACGTGGGGAGTTGTCCAGCAACCAGGATAAGGCAGAATGGTTAACATTTGTAAAGAGTCGTAGAGAGGAATTTGCTGGACCAAACATAGTGCGTCCGTTTGTTGATCGTTGTATTGGCTATAAGGTATTACCAGAGGCAAAAGATAAATATAATGTAACATGGCAGGATCTGTTTGCTCAGAGTGAACAGGAAAAGGTTGAAATTGGAGTAAAACGTTCAGAGGCTTTGAGTAAATATGCAAGTTCACCGATGGCAGAGATGACAATTCCACCTGATGTATTTTTAGAATATTTCTTGGGATTAGAAAAGGATCAGATTGAACTAATCATAGAAGCCCGTGAGGCTCATATTAAGGAAGAGCAAGAAAGGGTATTAACACCAGCGGAGGAAGCATTAGAAAGACAGAATCAACAACAAACTAAGGAGGAATAAATTATGGCAACAGCGGTAGTAAGTGATCAAATAGGATGGGAAATATTGAAACTTTTAGGAGTAACAGATTCCCATATCGTAGAAGCTCATATTCATATTAAGATTAATGATCTTATAAGAATTGATATAACTCGTTTTGCTACTAAACGAAATAATGAGTTGGTTTTAACTGAGGATGGAAAGGATATTAAAACAGAATTGAAAAAATATTGTTTGAAAGAAATTGAGGATTTTCCAAAAGATGAATTAACAGAAAAGGAATAATGCAAGGAGTAATACAATTCATATCACCATTACAGCATACGAGTAGATTAGTAGATCAGAACGGAGTGGATCGGTATTTTGACCGTAGTGAATTGACAAGTAAAACAATTAAGGTGCATGATGCTGTTGAGTTTGATTTGAATAGTACTAGGGTAGATAATATAACACTTGTGAAAAAATATAAAAAAGGAACAGTTTTTAGTTGGGAATAATGACAGAAACATTAATACATACGCATTCTACAAGTATTCAAGTAAACAGTTACGATCCAACTCGTACAACTGTTCTACGAAATACGTTTGCCAGGGATATGCGTAGACGGTTTGGAGAATTAGCTACGGTAATAAGGAAAGCTATTGTGGAGGAGGATTGTTTTGGAATGCAGGCCGGGTTCTATCAAATGACACCTCCAGGCAGGCAGGCATTTGTATTTCCACGTTCAGTTGATAAGGTAAATGCTTTTATGGAGTGGTTAAACCGTCAGGTGGAAAGAGGAATATTAGAAGTAAGTGAATTTCAACAAATAGGAACTGGTATTGAATCGGCTTGGACAAATAAGTATATTCAGGACAGTTACAAGCGGGGAGTAATTAGAGCAAGGTACGAATTACAGAAAGCTGGGTTTGATGTTCCGACAATTGGTCAGACTGGAGGAATCGAAATAAGCCTCTCTACGCCGTTTCATTTAGATAGGGTGGGATTACTATATAGTAGAACGTTTAGTGGCTTAAAAGGCATTACAGCACAGATGGACACCCAAATAAGTAGAGTCCTGGCTCAGGGAATGGCTGACGGAGATGGTCCAAGGCTTTTAGCTCGGAAATTAGTTAGTACAATTAATGGTAGCGGGATGGGAGAATTGGGATTGACTGATACGTTGGGAAGATTTGTTCCGGCTGCTCGTAGGGCGGAGACTTTAGCAAGAACTGAAATTATAAGGGCTCATCATAATGCAACTATTCAGGAATACAGGAATTGGGGAGTTGAAGGAGTTAAAGTGAAAGCGGAATGGGTTACTGCAGGTGATGACCGGGTTTGTGATCGTTGTAATGCTTTGGAAAGGGAAGTGTTTACATTGGATAGGATTGAGGGGATGATTCCTTTACATCCAAATTGTCGTTGTATTGCATTGCCGTTTAAAGGGAAGGATGTAAGCCGAGTTGTTGAGGAAGATGTAGAAGTTTGGAAAAATATATCAGATGCAGAAAAAGTAAAAAAAGCTTTAGTTAATATACATCAAATTAATCCTATTACAAAAGAAGGTGTTTTAACTGTTGAGGAAATAAAAAAAGCAAATGCAATAGGAAAAGAATTGACTGAAAATGTTTATAGGAAATTTATTAAATTAGAGAATGTACAAAATTGGGAAAAAGTAAAAAATGGGGATGTTCTTTTTGAAAAGGCATTTGGAATTGGGAGAAATCAAAAGTCTTATGCTGATTATAATGTTACAACAGGAAAAATTAGAATGGCGACTTCTGCTAAACTAAAAGCACCTGTTTTAACTTTAGGAGAAAATGTATTTAATGTAGGATCTGATTTTGGGAGTGTTTTTAGACATGAATATGGACATCATGTATGGTATAAGTATTTGAAATCAAATGACTGGGGAAAATGGAGAACCTTTTATAAAGATAAAGGTAGGGCATATTTTAAAAAATATATAAGTAAATATGGAGCAAGTAATACTCAGGAAGCTTTTGCAGAATGTTTTTCAGCATATACATCTCCTTTACATGGAGTAAAAAAATCTTTACCAAAAGAAATTATTGATTTATTAGATGGATTTTTAAAATAATAAAAATATGTTGCTAGTACCAAATTGTAATAAAAGAAAATGTAAATACTTTATTGGCGTTAAACAACCCGACAATACTGAAATGTCGGAAAGAGTAGTATGTGAAGCATATCCTGATGGTATTCCTAATGATATTGCTTATGGAGATGATAAGCATTTTAAAGTAAGAAAAGATCAGGATAATGAAATTGTATTTAAAAAGAAATAATACAAATAATATGATAAAATATATTATACAAGTAAATGGGGAATATGTAATTCGTTCAGATGTTTATGAAGGCAGGACTCACATTGTAGTACCTGTTGTAATGATGGTTGAAGGAGTGCATAACGGATCACAAGGTCCATTACTACATTTAACAGAGGATTTAGGTAAATTTCCTGAGTCTTGGGATGGTATTCCAGTAACCGTACAACACCCAACGGTTGATGGAGGTAATGTTTCTGCCAATTCACCTGCGATGTTAGCAAAGGTAAAGGTAGGGAGAATATTTAATACTCACATGGATGATAATAAGTTGAAGGCGGAAGCCTGGTTGGATGAGAAGCGTTTGCAGGAGGTAAGCGATATAGCTTTACAGGCTATCAGAGCACAACAGGAATTACAGGTGAGTGTTGGGGTGTTTACAGAGGAGGAAAACGTGTCAGGTGAATGGCATGGAGAATCATATGAATCAATAGCCAGAAATCACAGACCAGATCATTTGGCTCTCCTGCCCGGCGGGACAGGTGCTTGTTCTTGGACGGATGGTTGTGGAATCAGAGTTAATAAGAAAGGAGGAAAAGATGTGAAAAAAGTAAAATTAGATTTACAACAGGTAAAGGTGTTTGATTCTAAAAATGCTATTGTTGATCATATTACGGATAACGAAAATGGTTACCGTGAGAAATTACAGTTAGTACAATCGGAATTGGATGCGAAAGATACTCAAGTGAAGTATCATTATCTTGTAGAACTGTATGACAACGAACTGGTTTATGAGGTTCGTATGCAGGGAGAAGGCACAACGTATTACCAACAAAATTATGCATTGTCAGGAAATGATGAAGTAGAATTCGTAGGTGATCCTGTTGAAGTACAAAGGGAGGTTAATTTTGTGGCCTTGGAGGAGCGATCCTTTAAAAGAACAAAAGTAAGTAATAAACCTAAAAAGGAGGTTAAAACAATGAGTGAATTAAAGAAAGCTCCTTGTCCAGATAGGGTAAATGAACTTATCGCAAATGTGTTAAGTAAATATACTGAAAAGGACAAAGAGTGGTTACTGACTCAGGAGGCAGACGTAATTGAAAAGATGTTTCCTAATGAGCCGGTCAAAGAAGAAGCTCCTCAACTGAATGAGGCTGCAAAATTGCAAGTGATTGAAGATTATAAAAAGTCTCAACCAACTGTTAATCCGGAAGTGTATGCGTATGGTGAAAGAACATATAATGCACAACGAGCGAAAATGTCAAAAAGTATTTTAGTGAATACTGGAGATATATACACAGATGTCGATTTTAAAGAAATGTCGATGGATGCCCTTGAAAAATTATATAAGTCTACATTGAAAGACGATACCGATTTTTCTCTACTTGGAGGAAATACAGAACGCTCCAAGATTAAGGATAATGAAGAAGAACCATTGTTTCTCCCTGGAATTGAAATCAAGGAAGAAGCTAAAAATTAACGAAAGGAGGTAAAAAATGTCATATAATACGATTAAGATCAAAAAATATTCAGATGTAGTAGAAGAACTCACAGCAACTGCGGTAGCAATCTATCCGGGTATGTTGGTGGAACTTACTTCAGCTGATACTGTACAAGCACATTCAAATGCTGGGCGAAATGCTCTTCAGATGTTTGCACTTGAAGATGAAATGCAAGGTAATGGTATTGATACAGCCTATGCTGTAAGTGTACCAATACAAGTATGGATTCCCGGTCGTGGTGATCAGGTATATGCTATACTTGCAGATGGACAAAACGCCGCAATCGGTGATTTTCTTGAATCTAACGGAGATGGATATTTAAAAGTTCATGTACCGGATATTGCAGTTGGTGGTTCTAGTTTAGAATCCGTAACTGATATGAATGTTTATACTAATCAGATTGTTGGTGTATGTTTAGAAGCAGCCAACCTGTCTGGTTCAAGTGGAGTAGGCTCTGAGGAGAGTGTTGCACTGATTGCGTATAACAGGAGAATCAAAGTAAGAATAATTTAAAAACAGAAAGGAGGTAAAAAATGAAAACAAATGTAGATTTTATGAGTCCTAAAGGTGCAGAAGGTTCTGTAGCTGGTTATATGTTAGAACAAGGTAAAATGGATCCGGGAGCAATGAGACCATTCGTTGGTACTGATGGAAGAACTTATGTTACTATTTATCGCGGAGGTGATCCAAGTAAAGTAAGTAACTATCAAACGAGTCCTATTAATGACAATACTGGTACACTTCGTAGGGATGAGTGGAAAAGATTAGATGAGGCTTTATTGGAAATTTCTAGACAAAGGCTTGGTGGAGTACAGGATTTGGTTGATAACGGTTTAGTTTACAATCTTGGTAATGCAATGGGTACTACGGTACTTGAATACCATGACGTAAGTGATGCAATGGAAGCAGACCTGACAATGGATGGAGTGACTCGTAGTAGAGGAGATCGTCCGAAGTTTGGAACTAATTACTTACCAATTCCAATTATTCACGTTGATTATGAAATCAACTCCAGAGTATTGGCAGCAAGTCGGAAGTTAGGTAATCCACTGGATACTACTTCTGCGGAAAGAGCAGCCCGTAAAGTAAATGAGAAATTGGAAACAATGCTCTTTACAGATACTGAATACACCTATGGTGGAGGTACTATAAAGAGTTATCTGAATCATGGAGACAGGAATACAGTGAGGTTGAGTACTGACTGGGATGATTCAGCCAAATCTGCTGCTGATCTGTTGAATGATGTAATTAGTATGAAGCAAGCTAGTATTGATGCTAAGCATTATGGTCCTTGGATGATATATATTCCTACAGCTTATGAAACTGTATTGGATCAAGATTATGACACTGTAACTCCGGGAACCACTATCAGGGATCGTATCCTGAAAGTTGGTGGTATCAAAGGAATCAAGGTAATTGATACTTTGACGGCTGATAATGTATTACTAATTCAAATGACTAGTGATGTAGTACGTTTAGTACGTGGTATGGGAATTACCAATGTACAATGGCAAACAGAAGGAAAATTCATTACCAAGTATAAGGTATTGACTATCCAAGTTCCTCAGATCCGTAGTGATCAAGATGGGAACAGCGGAATAACTCGTTTGTCATAGTTAAGATATTCACTAATCAAGTGATTTTTAATTTTAAATAATAATAAAATGGAACGTACAAAGAAAAATAAAAATGAGTTAATCAGGTGGAAGAAACTTGGTAGAGGTAGTTTTCGTATGGGAAATAAAATCATTAAACCTGGACAAGTATTTTCTGCTCGTTTAATGGACATTCCGAAAGGGTGTGAAGATATTATAGCTCCTATTGATAAATTACCAGAAGGCATGAAGGAAGATATTAAAGTTGTTCAGGCTATTTATAGTATAAAACATCGTAGCGGTAAGTGGTATGATGTTGTTAATTCTAATGGGAAGGTACTAAATGAAAAAGCAATGACTCGTGAGAGTGCTTTGGAGTTGATTAAACTATTGTAGGAGAAATGAGATGGACAGTTCCAAGAATGTGGACAGATGGAGAATGTTGGATTATCGGTGGAGGTCCATCTGTTCCAAGGCAGTTTGATGTTCCTGATGATATTATTCAACAGGTACTAAGTGGTAAGTTACCACCTAGGGCTTATTCTCCTTACATGAAAGCAATACATGGAAAGCATGTAATAGGAGTTAATTCAGCGTTTTTAATTGGAGATTGGATTGACATGGTATTTTTTGGTGATAAACGTTGGTATCTTGAAAATAGGGAACTACTAGCTGAATTTATTGGAATGAAAGTATCTTGTCATGCTAGTTTATTGAAAAATGATACGGAGCATATTAAGGTATTAAATCGGAATGGAAAACATGGCCAAGGAATTAGTCCTGATTATAGTAAGGTTTGTTGGAATGGCAATAGTGGATCAGCTGCAATAAGTGTAGCAGTAAATTCGGGAGTTTCTAAAATTATCCTACTTGGATTTGATATGAAGTTGGATAAAGAGCATAAACAACATTGGCATGGATTATATGGAACAGCTAATAGAAAACCAGGAGAAGTAAAGGGATTACCATTTGAAAGGCATTCCCGTGGTTTTCCCGCTATTCAAAGAGATGCTTTACTTAGAGGAGTGGAAATAATTAATGCCTGTCCGGATAGTACGATTAAAATATTTAGAAAGTCAACTGTTAAAGAGATTCTAAATGGAGAAGACAAGTAAAATATATGTAGCAGGACATACCGGGTTGGTTGGATCAGCTATTGTCAGAGCTTTACAAAACCAAGGGTATTATAATCTTATTACCTACCCACACAAAAATTGTGATTTAGCAGATCCAAATGTAGTCAAGTGGATATTCAGTACGGATAGACCAGAGTATGTATTTTTGGCAGCTGCTAGAGTTGGTGGTATTAATGCCAATATGACTTGCCCTGGAGACTTTATAAGGGAAAATCTTTTAGTTCAAACAAACGTTATAGAAGCTGCTAGATTATCTGGAGTTGAAAAGTTAATATTTTTGGGATCAGCTTGTATCTATCCGAAGTTATGCAAACAACCAATACGGGAAGAGTATTTGTTGACGGATTCATTGGAGTCGTCTAATATAGGTTATGCTATTGCAAAGATTGCTGGTCTTATAACATGTGATGCTTATAGGAAACAGTATGGTTGTAATTTTATATCAGCGATGCCAACTAATTTATACGGGATTCGTGATAATTTTCATTTATCTAACTGTCATGTATTGCCGGCAATCTGGAAAGATAAAATATTAGCGGCGTGAATGTAGTACGAATATATGCAGGGTTAGGAAATCAATTATCACAGTATGCCTTTGGTCAAGCTCAGGCAGAGAATGGAATTGATGTGAGGTATGCTACTGGTTGGTATGAGCGTAGAGCTCGTGGTATTAAGAATGGAAAAGGAGAGTGGACAGATGGTGTATTTTTTAGGTGGGAAGATTCTCCTCGTTATTATCGTTTAGGAATGTTTAATACAGAAGTAAAAATACATTCATTTTTGGATAAAAAGCCTGTTAAAGATACTGGTTATAATCCCGATTTATTACAGATGGATAATAATAACTTTTTAGGTTACTGGAATGATTTTAAGTATTATGAAAGTATATTACCAAGACTTCGTAAGGAGTTTTGTGTACAGAAGAAGTATTATACAGATGAGTATTTGAGATTGAAAAAACAAATCACTGAAAATCCGTCAGTATCCGTCCATGTAAGAAGAGAAGACTATATTGGTAGGAAAGGGTTTTACCTATTACCGTTAAGCTATTACATGGAAGCTTTACGCCATACAGAAGGAGATATATATGTATTTGGTAATGGGATGAAGTGGAGTAAGGAGCATTTTAAGGAGGAATACTTTTCCCGTAAAATTACATTCGTTCATTTGGAGGATTACTTGGATTTTGAATTAATGAAATTGTGTGATCATAATATTACAGCAAATAGTTCATTCAGTCGGTGGGCAGCTTACTTAAATGATAATCCAGAGAAGATAGTGGTATCTCCTCCAGGGTGGGGAATTGGTACAGGAAAAGAAATGGTAACGATTGTCATGACTCATTTCCGTGATCGGCAAAAGCAGTTGACACGAACCCTAGAATCATTTAAACAATACGACACAAAAGATTTCAATGTAATAATTGTAGATGATAACGGAAGCATAAATGAAGCCTTTATTTTTGCTCTGCCTTATGAGGTTAAAGTACTCAAAATAAAAAATGAAGGGTGGTCCAATCCTGTTGTTGCTCTTAATACTGGTATTTTAGAGGCTTTAAAGGGTTCTCCCAAGAGTATAATCATACAGCATAGTGAATGTTATCATCAAGGTAACATACTGGAGAGAGCCAAGCAAATGACGGATGAGGAGTATATTTCTTTTGGTTGTTACTGTTTGTCTGAAGGGGAGGTTCCAGAAACTGTGATTATTAATAATAAGCCTAAAGTATCAAGAAAGGAAAGTGGATGGCATAATCATCCAGTACATAGACCAGTAGGATATAATTTTTGTTCAGCAATAACAACTAAAAATCTAATACAGTTGAATGGATTTGATGAACGGTTTAAAGATGGGAATGCTTATGAAGATAATTATTTTCTGCACCAAGTTAAAACATTAGGATTGAAACTTGAAATAACGGCAGATCCTTTTGTGTTTCATCAATGGCACCCTATAACCAATAAGGCTAAAGGAGCAACAAATAAGAATCATAATTTATATCATAGGTTATTGAAATTAACGAAAAATAAATATAGAGCAGTACATTTAGTAACTCCAGATTATGAAGGTTAAATTTTATTATAATCATTTACTTAACATAGATATAGATACCGACAAGGATGTGAAGGTTTATATTGATCGGTTTCCTGTGAAAGTAATTCCAGCTGGAAGTATTCGTATTATAATTTTGGAGGAGGCTTGTAGGGATGATTTAGTGTTGTTGGTTAATAGATTCCCAAAAAATTATAATTACGTATTAACTTATCGGGAGAGCTTACTTGAAACTAATACTAAAGCAAGGTTTTTTCATTGCATAGATACTTGGGCAAAAGGATATGTTTCGCCCTGGAAAAGGTTTTCAGTATCTACGGTCGTTGGAGGGAAAGCGAATAGAACTATGGAAGGATATAGAGTACGGCATGAGTTGTGGAAAAAAAGAGGTAGGATTGAAATAGTAAGAAAATTTTATTTGAGTGGGCATTATAAGTGGAAAGGAGCCAATTATAATAATGAGCTTGTTTTGGGAGCTTCTAAAACTCCGTTATTTGATTCCCAATATCACATAGCAATCGAGAACACATCAATGAACAATTACTTTACTGAGAAGTTGATTGATTGTTTTCAAACATTGACCGTACCTATATACTACGGAGCTGATAATATAGGGGAGTTTTTTAATGCTGATGGAATAATTCAAGTAAATAGCGTAGATGAAATGGTGGAAGCTTGTAATAACGTTACAATAGAGCAATATGAAAGAATGTTGCCGGCAATGCAGGATAATTTCAAGAGGTCGGAAAAATGGTGTGATCATAATGAGCAAATAAAAACAGCAATAGTTAATCTATTAAAAGAAATAAAATGATTGTAGAAGACATCATACAAACTTTGGTAAAGGATCATAAAGTTCCTTACGTATATAATACTGATAATTTTATACCAGGGGAAACTCCTATCTACTATTCTGGTCCTTATTGGGATGACAAGGAAATGGTAGCTGCTATCAGTGTTTTGTTAAATGGTAAGTGGGTTACGGTTGATAAGAATGTTAGTGCGTTTGAAAAGAAGTTTAGTGAGATGTTCCATACAAAGCATTCATTAATGACTAATTCAGGATCTTCTGCTAATTTGATATTGATTGCTGGTTTGAAACAGTATTATGAATGGCAGGATGAGGATGAGATTATAGTTTCTCCAGCAGCTTTTCCCACTACAATTTCAGTATTACATCAGAATAGGTTAAAACCTGTGTTCGTAGATATTGAGTGGGAAACTTTAAATTTTGATTTAAGTAAAATAGAGGAGAAGATAACTGAACGGACAAAAGGAATATTTTTAGCTCCGGTATTGGGTAATCCTCCTAACATGAACAAACTTATTGATATCTGTGAAAAATATAGTTTAAAATTAATACTTGATAACTGTGATAGTTTAGGTTCTAAGTGGGGTGAAAAATATTTGAACGAATATAGCATAGCATATTCAAATTCATTTTATCCGGCTCATCATATTTCTACTGGAGAGGGAGGAATGGTTTGTTCGGATAATCAACCGTTAATGAAACTGATGCGGAGTCTAGTCAATTGGGGAAGGGATTGTTATTGCATTGGTACAGATAGCTTATTGCCGGAAGGAAAATGCAAACATAGATTTGCCAAATGGTTAGACAAATACGATGGAGTGGTGGATCATAAATATGTATTTTCTAGTATGGGTTACAATGTAAAGCCGTTAGATTTACAGGGAGCAATCGGATCGGTACAGTTAGAGAAGTTTAATAAGATTGATTTCAATAGGAGAATAGCTAAAACGACAATAGAAGCGATAGTTACTCGTAATATATCAGGGATTAGAGGAGTAAAGGAATTGCAGGAGGCAAGTACGTGTTGGTTTGGTACTCCTTTTATATGTAATACAACAGAATTGAAACG